CGTGACCGTAAAATGAGTCCTCGTGTCGTGATCACCTTTACTACATGCAAACGTTTCGATCTTTTTCAACAGACAGTGAATTCCATTTTGAATATGTGGACAGATATAAATATGGTGGATTACTGGTTTTGTGTCGACGATAATTCCAGCGAAGAAGATCGTGATAAAATGCAGAAGGAATACCCGTGGATTGATTATTATATGAAAAGTCCTGCAGAGAAGGGGCATCGTCCAAGCATGAAAATTATTTGGGAAAAACTCAATGAAATTCGCCCGGACTACTGGATTCATATGGAGGACGATTTTCTATTTCATACACCGGGGAGTTATGTGCATAAACCGATGCAAATGATGATCGATTCGCGAAACTCGGGTTATAATGTCCGTCAAATTCTTTATAACAGAAATTATGGCGAGACGATCCGTGATTACAATATTCAAGGACATAAAATATTGAGAAGAATGACACATGAGGTCGCGCTTCATCAGTATAAGGCGGGTGGCAATTTTGATTATGGGAACTGTCATTATTGGCCTCATTATAGTTTTCGCCCATCATTGATCGATGTGGCCGCAATTCTGACAATTGGAAACTATGATACTCCGAATCAATTCTTCGAAATGGATTATGCGAACCGATGGATGCAGATGGGGTTCTTGTCGGGTTTTTACAATCACCTTACAAATCGGCATATTGGCCGTCTCACTTCCGAGAGAAATGACCAGACGCAGAAGAACGCATATGAACTGAATAATGAAAGCCAGTTTGTCGAGCCGCCGTCGCCGTCGCCGTTGCCGTCGTCCGAATCGAATATCGTCAAGTTATCATCATCACTCACCGTGCCTATGAAAAAACGATACTATTCAACTATTCCATTTGATGACGGTCTTGGCGCACAATTCCAACGATTCGCATGGACCTGCATTTATGCGGAAGAATGTGAGGAATCGACATTTATTTACAGATCGCCGGAAAAGATGGCGCATAATTATACAGGAGAACCGAACTATATTGAAAAATTGGAAACATTAATGAATATGAAGCCACATTATATGAATTATAATGAAGCACGTGCTGATAAAACAATTGATGAGATTCTTACGCCGGATTTTTACGATATATTCAACTATGTCGAGAGAAATATTGATAAATGTATGAAGAGTGAAAGTATGGCGCGAATCAAGAAGTATTATTGGCAAAATAAGGATAGTGTTCGCGACCGTCCACGGTTATATCGTATTCCTGAAGGAGATCATACATATACGCATCATCTCGCAGCACATATCCGGCGCCCCAATTGTGATGATACACGCCCAAATGGTGGTGAGGAATATACGAATGAGTATTATATCAAGTCATTATTGACGATTCGAGAGAAATACTTGAAGCAAGACAGTAGCAATCGTATTCAGTTTCATATTTACTCACAAGGTGACGAAGAGAAATTTGCAAATATTAGTGGTCACGAGATTCTTGGACCGGATATTATGATGCATATCAACGATTCGAATGAAGATACCTATCTTGCAATGACCATGGCAGATATCCTCGTTACTTCTGCGAGCTCATACAGTTATAGTGCGGCGTTTTTCTGTAATGGAGACATTTTTTATACGGAATTTTGGCACAAACCGTGCAGTTGGTGGAATAAATTAGAAAAGTTATAACCAACACGTGTTTCGCGATAGATGTTTTTATTCTAATAATATAATAACAGTGATTCGTAATAATGAATATAGAAGAAGAAGGTGACGCATTCGGTGATTCTAAATTTTTAGCTACAAATGATAAGGCGATACAAAATTTCCGAAAAACCCAAAATGAGTCGAAACGTAATATTGTTAAGAAGATGCTTGTATTACAGCATAATATGAAGTATAATAAGCATTTACTTTCGGTCTATATGAAAGCGAAAGAGTTATTCGATAAAATGGTAGATGAGCATCGATCACAATTACATTCTTTAGATGAAATTTATCGCCACTTGAATCGTATGATTCGTGAAAATATATCGAAGAAACGTGTTGATTCAAAAAATAGCGTCTCGTCGGAAATGATGAGAGAATTAGTGAAGGATAAAAAACGGATTGGAGGGTTAGTAAAAAAGATGAGAAATAGTTATGAAAAATTAATGAATGTAAATACCATTATTGGCGTGACTATTGAAAAAATAAATGAAATAACATTAATGGATGATGAGGATGATAATGTAACAAAAGAAAGTGACGATGACGAGATCGAAGATTACGACGACGCGGAGGAAGGCGACGAAGACGAGGACGACGCGGAGGAAGACGCGGAAGACGCGGAAGACGTGGATGAAGACGAGGACACGGATGAAGACGAGGACACGGATGAAGACACGGATGAAGACGAGGACACGGATGAAGACACGGATGAAGACGCGGAAGACGCGGAGAAAGACGAGGACACGGATGAAGACGCGGAAGACGCGGAGAAAGACGAGGACACGGATGAAGACGAGGACAACGACGTGGATGAAGACACGGAGGAAGACGACGCCGACACGGGGGAAGACGACGCCGACACGGGGGAAGACGCCGAAGGTGACAATTTAGAACGTTCCAATGACCCAAATCGTTTTATTTATGTGTTTTAGTGTATTCTCTCTTTAGTAGATATGCAAATATACGGGATGAACGCGCATATCGTCGAGATGACACCCATTTTCGACACATTCGTTGAAATATACGCAACCAAAATGTTTTATAGATTGCAACCATTTCATCTCCAGGGGATAACCAGACGGGTTCAACAATTTCAACCGTGGCGCCATGACATTTTGCGAATGCGATATCATCGGTGAACGTATGCGAGAAGGGAAATGTATAGTGGCAAATATAATGCCCCTTTATTTCCGGAGAACTGGTTACCGGGTTAAACCCATGTAATTTCCAATTAAATTTTTGGCATAAACCTAATTCATAACGCGACATATACAATGAATGATATGTATACGCATATAAATTTATATATTTTCAATTTTATTATATTCTTAAAATATATATTATCGTTATTAAAGAAGAATTCATGTTGCCAAATTTTGGTCGTTTATTATCCTCACCATTTTTCCAGAATAAATTTGTATTATATGGCAGTTTGATTCTTGTATTGCTGAGTATATTGCGTTATCTTGCGAACCAAAATATCAATGCAATTGTGCTTATGGCATTAATTGGGTTGATCATGTCGTACTTTAGTAAAAACATGATTATTGTACTTCTCACAGCGTTTGTTACAGTATTTGTATTTGAAATGATTGGTGCACCTGGTGTGACTGAAGGTATGAAAGTAAAGGAAGGAAAAACAACCAATACTAAGAAGGGCAAAAAGACTGATGAAACTACCGATGAAACTACCGATGAAACTACTGACGAAAAGACCGATGAAAAGACCGATGAAAAGACCGATGAAAAGACCGATAAAAAGAAGGACGGAACAACGAAGGAAGGAAACACCGCGTTACCTACAGTGAAATCCAAAAAAGATAAACAAGGAACGACGAAATTGTCGCCTGCAAATTATAATGGAAAGGACAACGAAGACGATGATAGTAGCCCGAGTACCGCAAATCGGATCGATTATGCAAGTACGCTCGAAGAAGCATACGATAATATTGAAAATATCATAGGTGAAGATGGCGTGCGTGGATTAACGGATCAAACCAAGTCATTAATGAACCAGCAAAAAGAACTGATGAATAATATGAAGGAGATGGGTCCATTATTGAAATCAGCAGAGGGATTCATGGAGCAGATCACCGGTAATGGCGGTATTGGAGGTATTACCGATATGTTAAAGGGGTTTGCTACTCCAGGGGGGAACAAGAAGGATAAAGCGAAAAACTAAATAACGATATATAATAATACTAACCCTTATCGCGTTTAGCATTATTTAATTAGTAATTTAACAATGGTAAAAAGATGTCCTCCTGGAGTATTCTGTTTTGAAAATGTAACACTTGTCATCATTGCGATTGTTATGATTGTTGTTGGTATTTATGCACACTCGCGTTTTTTTGGCGGTGGCGGATATGGACCACATTACGGTCACGGTCACGGTCACGGTCACGGTCACGGTCACGGTCACGGTCACGGACCGGTATTATTAGAATCAACCGATCCATTAGCTAACTCATTGGATTTCGGGATCGGTGGACCATCATCGAGTCAGGATGTGTTATTGAATCCGTATGTCCCACCACTGCGGGATAATTCTGTTGGCGCGACCCGACCTATTTATGATATACGTGGCGGCGTTGAAACAATTCATTATGGCGAACATGGCGGATACGGTGGCGGAGGTGGAGGTGGAGGTGGAGTCCGTATCAATGTTCCAACACGTTCAGTAGATACAACGTATCGTCAAGTAGGTATTCTTACTCGTAATGGTAACGGTAACGGTAACGGACAAGAAACGATACTTCCGTTGATCGGGAGACCATTATTTACCAATCGAGATAAATGGCAGTTTTATACATTAAGCGATAAAAACAATGCGATAAAATTACCAGTTACAATCAATGGTAGGAGTGGAACTGGAGAATATGGGTGTAATAATGTAAGTACTGGCGACACTGTATATGTTGAAGGTTATAATGACGCATTTAAGGTTACGGCATATGATAGCGCGTCATTGCGTTATTTGCCTTTTTAGATGTTACTAATGCTATTCTTTCGCTGCGGCTGCGGCTGCGGTTGCAGCTGCTATCGATGCTATTGCAATCGAGTTCGAGTCATTGGTATTTTCATCAAACAATTCTTTTGACATACTTTTCGCTTTTTCACTGTAAATCTTCATTTGATCTACCGTGTACAATTTAACCACGTCTTCTTTTGTTAGATCATTCACTTTACTCTGTCTTGGGCCTTCCTTTGATGTAGCGGTACGTACTGATATTTTCGGGTCATTTTGTGCCATAATTTCATCATGACCCAAACCCCAACCCATAAAATGTACGAGTACCATTTCTGGTAAGTTTGGAAATTTGAAGTGTTTAATGATATACGCCTTGTATTTCTCACCGATAGATTCTGCGTTAATTTCTTCAACCTCATCTGCCGTTGGAAGTGACGTATTATCATGTGGTGTAGCAGTTTCCTCGTTCGTTGCTTTTGCATCCGCATCATCCGTCTTCGTCTCTGCGCCGTCCGTCTTCGTCTCTGCGCCGTCCGTCTTCGTCTCTGCGCCCGTTGCGCCTTCCGACTCCGACTTCGTCTCTGCGCCCGTTGCGCCCTCCGACTCCGTCTTGGTCTCTGCGCCCGTTGCGCCTTCCGACTCCGTCTTCGTCTCTGCATCCTCTGCTTTCTTCGCATCATCACCCTCTTTTGGCTTATTACTCGCATTGAGTTTATCTATTTCACTTCCAAGTCCTTCCATATTCACATCATTTCCCAAATGTTCTGTTGTAATAATATCACCATTTGCAAGGGTTTCAATTAATTTAATTACTTTCATAGATTGTGGACGATCAAACGCCAAGCATGCGCCGTTTTCACCAGCGGGACCATGTCCTAATAATGTAAGCAACATGAAGAACGCCTTTGTTAAGTCCTTTGGAAGGTTGTCCTTTTCTGTTTCAAAAAATGTCATCAATTGCGCGATACCATATTTTCTCTCGCTACCCGGAATCTTATACGAAAATCCGAACACTTTTTCCTTGAAGTCATCGAATCCATCATTCTTTGCGAACTCTGGATTTTCTAATAACCCATTGATCATCTTGATTATATCCATCGCATCTTTCTTCGAAACATCATCCTCGTCTTCGAGAGATGCTCGGGCCACCTCGAGAGATTTCCGCAGGGTTTGAATGGATGTTACTTTACATCCAGTGGATAAGTTGACGACATAACTATTCGTGTCGTCCGTTACGATCTTTTTACGTTTCTTCTTGTCTCCATCATTGGAAGAAGCAGTAGCAACCGCCTTTTTCAAATCAGCCTCTGATAAGGGGGCGACTTGCAGTCTGAACTCGCTGATATCGATGGAGTTACCTCCTAATATACCTACATCTTCCATACTATCTATTGAGGATGGGCTATCCCCGGATAGTTGATATAAACGCTTTGAATCAGTGACTACAAATGATTTTTCATTCGGTGTTTTTGGTGCTGAAATTAGTGTTATAGCATTCTCTTTCGATTTTGGATCAAATGATACCTTTTCTCCTGTATAAATAAATATATCAGTATTAGTATCGGCACTTATCGAGTCACCATCTGCAATACCAATTTCCGATCCAGGTTTGAAGTATAATTTTTGTTTGTCTCCGGCTTTTTTTAATGTTTCTTCTGTTACGTATTTCCCGTACAAAATACGGCGCAGGTCAAATATATCAGTATCATGTTTGTTCAATACTTTATCCTTTAGTTCTAATTGGATATAATATGGAATACAGCTCTTCACTAAAAATTCGATTAATTTCCATGTTAATTTCACGTCTTTCAGTTCGTGTGTTTCGCTGTGTATCGAAATATCACCAGGAATATCTGGTCCTAAACTAAAACCACCGCCTTTCTTCTTGTCGACGTCGGCTCCGACTCCTTCTTTTCCAGCATCGGCTCCTTCTTTTCCAGCATCGGCTCCTTCTTTACCGGCTTCATCTCTGGCTTCATCTCCGGCTTCAGTTGCGTCTCCGGCTCCTTCTTTACTGGCATCGGCACCTTCTTTACCGGTTTCACCAGAATTATCGGTATTATTTGACGCTTTTGCAGCAGCAACAGCAGCAGCAGCAATACTGCTTGCAGTAGAAGAAGTATCAGTTGTAGCAGGTTCAGTACCGGGAGTAGGTTCAGTGACGGCATCAGCGGTGGGAGCATCAGCGGTGGGAGCATCAGCGCGAGCATCAGTGGCGATAGCATCAGTGGCGGGAGCATCAGCGCGAGCATCAGTGGCGATAGCATCAGTGGCGGGAGCATCAGCGGCATCGGCAGCGGCAGCGGCATCGGCCGCAGGTTCGGCATCAGCAGCGGCATCGGCCGCAGGTTCGGCATCAGCAGCGGCAGCATCACCCTCACCTTCACCACCAATCATCTTCATCCGTCGCTGTTTTCGTCTCATTTGTCGCATATTGAGATATTTTTCCTTCAAATACTCCAAGACTGCAATCGGAATATATTTTTTCAAGGTCTTATTGAATACGTTTCTCCGTTTCGGAATGAGATCCCGCGGACTTCGTCTAAATGTCGCAACCTTCCTCCGGATTGAGTTTCGCCCCTTTTTCCATTTTCTAACACTTTGATGCACCTGTTTTCTTATCTTTCGTATCTTGTTTCGTGTTAGTTTCATACGATTTCCATATACATAAATTATATATAATATTATATATAGAAATACAAAGACGCATAAGAAGGTATAAATAACCATAATGGCAACCAAACAAAAATCAAATAGAGATGCGCCAGTAAATTTGACATCAGATGTTATGCGAAAAGAAGACAGGTCATGTTCCTCGACATGTAATTTTTCATATCAATACAACACGAGTACCTGTAATGTATTTCATAAAGGATCCTATATCAGCATTCCATATGACAGTGGAAGCGGAGGATTGTATCCGGCAAAATACAATGGGGTCGACTACAAAGTGGAGCATATCCATATTTACCAACCATCACTACATCGTTACGATGGTGCTCTTGCCGATGCAGAGCTTCTTGCGTATCATTCCAGCTCTGATGGGCGCAACTTGATTGTATCTATCCCCATCAATATTGGCAATGGAGCTGGAAAGCAGAGTTCAGACATTATGAATACCATTCTTCAGAATCTGCCAAGTAGATCGAGAGGTGGCGGAAAGTACATTTCTGATGTGAATAATTTCAATTTAGGAAACCTTATTCCGAAGGAGGGGTTCTTTACGTATGTCGGACGTCATTTATTGCCACAATACACCGGTGTATACAATTATATTGTCTATCATAAAAAGGATGCGATTTTAGTATTTCGCGATTCATTAGCAAGTTTGAATGACACAAGTCGTGATACTGCGATCACAAAAACAGAGCCAATTAGTGAGAATCGAATGCCGAGAAACATGTATTATTATAATAAGCGTGGTGCAAATAATGCAAAAGGAAGCGGAGACATCTACATCAAGTGCAATCCCACTGGTGAAGATGGCACGGTATTATATCAGCAGGCCGCCAATAATGGCGAACTCGGTAGTATGGCGGAATTAGATCTCAGTAAGGTTGGCTTAAATTGGGAAACAATCCTACAAAATGATATATTTCGAACACTTATTGGTACGATGTTTGGATTAATTATCGCAGCAATTCTCTTTTACCTGTTCCGTTTTATATTCAACCGAATTGGAAATAAGGTGAGTTCATCCGGAGTGGTAATGGGGCAACGTGGCGGAGGCGGTGGTGGTGGTGGTGGTGGTGGCAGAGTATAACCACACACTACTCATGTAGCAGTGTATCACAAATGATATATATCGTTTGCGATACGTAATCCGATGATCCGATGATTAAATGACCCCCTGGTAATCCGGTTCAACTGCGCCGTACAATGGACCAAGTACAGGTTGAAA